CCAAAATGTAGTCCAGGGGTTAGGCATACCAGTCAGCCCGTTGGTCTCGGGTACCTGACGGATGTTAAAAGTGTAGAAAGGATTATAGGCCTGGTAGCAATTAAAGAGGAAACATTGTGCATCGGCACTACCAAGTCTTGCCGCCATTAGTGCTTTTTCAATAGTTTTTTCTTTGTGTATGCGACTGTCCGAACTTTCCAGATCACGTATCCAGCCTGCGGCCATTGTGTTGTCAAACCTTTCGTCGCTAAAATTAATATCTTGCATAGTATTTAACTTCCTGTAGAAAGAATAAGTGTACGTGGATCATCTTTGGCAATTTTAAAACCTTCAATGAACATGTGATGTTCATCACCGCTGTCACGGATACAGGCATTGGCCGCAACATACAATGCCGACCAAGTTAGTCCATTGATCTCAGAACTCACTGTGTCGTCGCCCCAATGGTCTTTGTATAACACACGATCCACACCTTCAAAGGGATGACGATCGCCAAGATTGTTTGCGTCGTAGACACTCCAGACAGCTGACAATCCTAGTTGATTTTGAACATCACTATAATGCTCTTGTTTAAGTTCAAACGACTTGCTGTCTTGTTCGTATGCACTGGTAAGACCTTTGCGAATGTCTGTTGCGGCACGGGCCAGCTTGATGTACAGTTCAGGTTTGAGTACTTCTTCAAGCTGTGTTCTGACCTGATCCAACTCCCACAAGGCGTTATGTATAGTCTTGAATTCTTCAGCAGTGAGTGTAGGGCTACAGTTCATTATAAATTATTCCTTAACAAACGACACACCTGATGCCATTATCATTAGACCAAATGATGCTGTCAATGCGGCATAAAATAAATCAAGATCTGTTTGACTGTGCTCAATGCCACCAACTGCACCAAAGGCAATCAATAACCCAATCATAATTCTAATCATTATGCTGTTTCCTTTACAGTTTCCAAGGCTTCTGATAACAACACCAGTTTCTTGTAAAACTTTGTATCACTCTCGTAAGTGTTACCCACATACCAGACCCCATCTTGCATAATGTAATACCATTCTGCACAGCATCCGTCGGCACGTTCAAAGAACTTGGCAAAGGTTAAATCCACTGCAAAGTCGAAGCCTTCTTCTCCGCGGTCACGACCGTAGAACGTGCATGAATCTCCGTGGTCCAACTTGTATTGCTCACGTTCCGCTGGCGTGAGGTCAAAGTGACTGAAGGCATGTTTTTCGCCGATGTTCTGGCGGAGGCTACTGAGGTCCCCAAGGGCCACAAGGTGGTTTGCTTTTGCTGAGTCATAGTGTTCCTGTAGAATAAGACCATTGTGTTCGAGATAGCCATCCCAGTGACAGTAAACTGATTTACATTTATCACCATGCATAACTGCAATGCGACTACGAGTACCCATATCAAGCTCCTTTGTGTTTCAGTATATGTATATTATAGCAAATTGGGAATTATCGGTCAACCTAAAGGAATGACCCTGGGATTGTTGGCCAGTACCTTTTTGGCACTTGCAAGGAATTTGGTATCACGTTTAAAATCTGCAAGACGGCTTTCGGGATAAAACTTGACAGTGAGTTGATCAATATTAAAGTGAGCTTTCTTAATCTGATCTGCTACCTTGTTATACGGCTGTGTCTCTAGCTCTTTGATTAGGGACTGTTCTTTGGCCACAGCCTTTTCAAATTTAGTTTTGTCTTTGTGATAGGTTGCAATGTAGTCTGTCCTAAGTTTAACATTAGTATGACACATGTCAATTCCCCATTGTAAATGATGTTGGGCTTCTGCTAGATTCTTGTACTGCCTGGGCGTCTTACGCTCAGTCCAGCCCATGTCATTGACCTGCAAGTAGGTACCATTGTCTAATAGGATAGTGTGTTTCATTTTGGTAGCTTCCTTTTTAATTGCAATACAAGTATTATAACAAAACGGGAATTATCGGTCAACCAGGGTACTTGGGGTACTTGGGACGTTTGGGGCAGAAGGGACAGTCAGCATCCTTGCATGTGCCTTCCAACCACTTGTTGCAAGGGTCACAATAATTGCTGTCAAATTCAAAATTATAACTGCGAAAAGTGCCACAATGGAAACATCCAATATCCTCCTTGGGGTCAAACTGTAGTCGTACCTTGGGATTGGCATTACGACGGCTGAGATTTGGATTGCGGTCATGCGCCTCCGCTTTCATTGTTGTGAGATACCCTCTACTATTTTCCCAACCATTCATAATCTTACTCCGAAAACTCGTAAAACTTAACGCTGGCATCCAATTTCTGCAATTCACGTGCCGCGGCAGACAATTGACGATAGCGGGCTTGGACCTGGCTACGGGGCAGTTCGCCATCGCAGGTCAAGTTCTCTGGACTTAAATCTGCATCCAAACTGTCAGCAACTTGCTGACGACCGGCGGCTGTGGTGATTTCATATTGACGACCATTAAAAATCGCATTCCATTTGTTTTTTTGGTCAATGTATGCTTGAAGTGCTTTCATCTCTAACTCCTTTTTAATTACTATACAAGTATTATAGCAAAAGAGAAATTATCGGTCAACCAAAAGAAAAAACCCTAGAATTACTAGGGTTTTTGTTGTAAAAAAGCCACAATTTTAGGTTGACAAGCAACGAAATAATTGGGAATTTAGATCGTCGATTTCTTCGCGGGGAACATAGAAATCTGTAGTACTATCGTAGTACTCACCGGCTTTGGGGTCATAGTACAATACCCTGCCATTGACATAATGAAACGGACCTTCTAACCCTTTGCGGGGCAAAAAGCGATCATCCTTTTGAAACTTTACCCAGGCCATTTCGGAACTCCTTGTCAACATAAAATTGGATTAGTTCTCGTTGAATTTGTGTGATTAAATCACCATGGTCTTCGTTGACAACAAAGCGAACAGGACAGTCGCCCCATTTGGCTGTGCGATTGAACTCGGCAAACCATTGTCGATGTTCTTTGTTGTAGGGGTTAAAAACAACCCAGGGACGACCGTGCAATGCTAGTCTGCTCATTTAATAGGCTCCATGTTCTAAAGTTTTAAACATAACGCAATTATAAAATAATTCCAATTTTGTGTCAACCTCTAAGTTAGTAACCGCTTACAATTGGGTATCTGTGGGGACACCGACAGCACCTAAAGCGGCGATATTTCTAGCTTCACGCATGGATGCAATAATTGCCTGTCCTGTTTGGTTGCTGACATCAGCCACGCTGTTGATATAGTCTGCGGCCTGACCGGGCTCTACATCCTTGCCATAAGAGGCCAGACTTGATGCAAACGACAGTACAGAAGATGTTGCGTTTGGCTGTAGGTTAGCAAAGTCAATCTGTGCTTTGGCTTGATTGGTTTTTTCTCTTTCCAGCTGAGCTGCCATATTACCAAATGCTGATGTTGTTATGGCAACATTGGTAGAATTTGTTGTGGCAATGTTTGAAATATCGCTGGCCGCAATTGGGATTAGTACATCAAAAACACTAGCATACAAACTTGGAGCAGAGTTTGCTGGCCCATACGTTCCTGCACCAGGCTGTGGTGCTGGTATTATAATTTCTCCCAGTTCCGCCGGAGGTGGCGACGGATTTGGATTAGATTGATTGTAGGCGCCGTTTAACACATAATTCATCACAGTAAACACGCCAAGTTTGACAGCACTATTTGGATTTCCGTCGTCAAATGTCAGAGTATAAAATGCATTTGCCGTTGCAAGGTTTGACATGGTTGCTGTCACAATTGGCAATTCTATATTTTGTACTGCTCCGGCAGCTGTGCCAATCACATCATTTAATACAAGAGTATTCCCTGGACCTGTTCCTGATCCCAGTTGTGATTGTAATGTAGAACCAACTGAAGCCGGCACTGGAGTTGTTAAAGCATTTATATCTCCAAGACCTGTGTTGGTTTCTAGACTGGTAACTGCTTTGCTCATTGATACCAGCGTGGAATTAAAAATCCCTTTAATCTGCATCAGCGATGCTACCAGTGCTTTGTTGGCCAATGCCTGGTCCTGCGGAATAATTTTTTGTAACGTGTTATAAAGATCAATGTATGTCTGTGGCAGTAGTGTTGCCAACTGTTGATTAACGCTGCCTGACTGGTCTACATAAATTTTTTGTAATCCGTTGGCAGTAGGTGCAGTAAATCCGCCAAAGCTGGTAGGAAAAATTTTGACAGGATTTAGTAAATCAGCCATTGTTGAAATATTACTTGTGGTAACTTTCATAATAGCGTTGACCTGTGATAGTGCATCACCTGTGATTTTTGTCATGCCTTCGTACAAGGCTTTGTTTACATTTTCAGCGAACTCGACTTTGGCTATACTGTTTAATTGACTGTCAGTGGCACCGGCAGCAATGGCCATGGCACGGATAGCAGGTGTTAGTCCTGCTACGTTTACAAACTGTTTTAGCAATGCGGCAGGACTTCCAAGACTATTAAGGTCTTTAAGATTGATCAGGCTGCCAAGCTTTTGCAGATCTTCACCAAACTTTTGCAAATTTGAATTAACACTGGAAAATCCACCAGTGGTCAGATCATCCATGTTGGTAAAAGTGGTTGCAAGTGTTTTGGATTTTTCGTTGGCTTTTAAGAATTGGTTAGCCTGTGAAATATACCCCTGTGACTGAGAAAAAATTTGTGTGAACTTGCTGACATCACTGTTACCCGTTTCTGTATTGGCAATCATTGTGATATAGCCAGTGAACCCAGTGGTATAGGTATTGCCTAATGCATTGGCCGCAGATGATGGAATAGCATTGGTAACAGCAGGAAAGTTTGATGCTCCCAGCGTCTGAAGATCTGCTATTGTGGCATTGCCAATATTGCCAGCAATGGCATTGGCCACCACACCCATAAACTGCTTAACAACAGCAACGTTGTTGTAATTGGTAATATTCAAAGTTAGATTGCCACTGACAGTGATGCCTTGATTTTCTGTAAGGCCTGCGCTGGCAATCAATTGAGTAGGACTTAGACCCATTTTTTATCCTGCAAATACATCGCCGGATCCCTGACTAATTTGTGTGCATTCTGGACCAAGGGCGTCGCCAACTCTGGCAATGGGTTTACCGTTCACAAACACAGATCCTGACCCACCGGTGACTTTTGATTCGTGGATGGGGCATCTGCCCTTTTTAAGTTTGTGTGGGTCTGTGCTGTCTCCTTGGCGCACAACGCCAACGCCGTTTACTTTTACATCTCCACTGCCTGATATTAAAGTAGGCGGGCTACAATCAACCACACATTTATCACCGATTCTTGCTACTGCTGGCACGTTCTCTCTCCATAAGATCTTTAAATCTACTTTTCCAAAGATCAATTTCATCGTGATCTTTGTCATTGTGTGGTGGCGGAGGAATCTCCGGGTCAAACTCAATAACGTGATCAAGAATTTCGGGAATGTCTTCGTATCTAAGATAGGTATCGACTTTCCCGTTAACCATGATTTTAAAGCAATGAGGCATTAGCCTGTGATAATTTGCTTGCTAATTGGCGCAATTCCAGTAGTAGCCTGAATGTAACTGTTACGAACATCCTCACGAGCTTCGGCAATCATTGCCCAACTAGAATTATTTAGTCGCATATCTTTGTCCTTGTTTGCACTAAACAAAGTTGGCATCATTTGTAAACCTTGTGGGCTTAGTACGCAACTAATTGGTTCTTTGATAATCATGTAATCAGCATGAATTTCAAGTATTTTTGCAACTAGTTCTTCTCCGGTGATAAGTTTGAATGTATAAGTTTCGTTAATTTCTGGTTTCATAATGTTCCTAGGTTATTAGTAATACCCAAACGTGTTTTAATTTCGTCTGCGTTAAGCTTACTTAAACCTTGAAAGCCACCATCAACAAATAATTTGTCACCATTATAAATTTGCGGAACTGTGCGGTGTCCTTCACTGACAATGAACTCACGAGCACTGGTGTCTTGGTCAATTTTAACTTCATCAAATGGAATTTCCCATTTTGTTAATAGTGCTTTTGCTTGATCGCAAAACGGGCAATGATTTTTTGAATATACTGTTATCATTATTGTTTTCCTTATTAAAACTGATTTTATAAACTCAATCCTGTAAATGTGTTTGAGTCAACATCTTGTCTTGTGCCACCAACAATATAACTAGAAATTTCTGTTTCCTGAGGTGCCACTTGTACGTCGGCGCCGGCAATCCATTTGGCAGTCCAAGGCAACGGATTACTTCCTGTTTTTATTCCACAGTCTAATCCTATTGCAGTCATACGTTTACAGGTCAACCAGTCCACATAATCAGACAACAGTTTTTCATTGAGTCCGATCATTGACCCATCTTTAAACAAATAACGAGCCCAGGATTTTTCTTGTGCGGCAGCGGCCAAAAACATTTTTTCACATTCAACTTTGGTTTCTTCTCTAATACGAGCAAAGTCAGGATCATCTTTAGGTAGGATTTTAATTAATGTTTGTGTAGATGCCAGGTGCAGATTTTCGTCGCGGGCAATTAATTTAATAATCTTGGCATTGCCTTCCATTTTCTTGAGTTCTGCAAATGCCCAACTACAAGCAAAACTAACATAAAAACGAATGCCTTCCAATGCATTGACGCTATTAATAGCCAACCATAGTTTTTTCTTAAGTTCATATTCATTCACCACAATATCTTTGCCATTGACAACGTGATTTCCTGCACCTAAATATTGATACGCAGTACTTGCTTCAATGCAGTCATCATAGTACTTGCTAATATCCTTGGCGCATTCTATGATTTCGTCGACGTTGGTTAAGTCATCAAATACTGTACTCGGATCCGAAAACACATTTCGAATAATATGAGTGTAGCTACGACTGTGAATGGTTTCGCTGAATGCCCAGGTCTCGATCCAAGTTTCTAATTCTGGAATTGATACCAATGGTAAAAAAGCAAGATTAGGACTACGGCCTTGCACACTATCTAATAAGATCTGTCGTTTTAAATTACTAGTAAAAATATGTTGTTCAAAATCAGTCAAGTCTTTAAAGTCTTTGGCATCTCGTAATACATCAACTTCTTCGGGTCTCCAAAAGAAACCCAATTGTTTGTCAGTTAACTTGTCAAATTGTTTGTACTTTAGTGTTTCGTATCGTTGTACATTAACCGGTCCAGTAGGGTCCAGAAAAGCTAATTTTTCCGTGTGATGTTTTGTTGTTATTGGATTGAATACTGACATGTTATTTCTCTTTTAAATCTTGCAACTGTCACAATCATCCGCAGATTGATCGACAGTAGTATCAACACTTTCTAACAGTATTGACTTTCCTTGCGACAGTCTTTCAGCGTCAATTTCTCCGCTACCATCGTATGTATTGAAATAGTATAGCTGTTTGCCACCATACTTAAAGAACATGATAAGATGCTTGAGCATTTCGCTCATTGGAATCTTTTCATCTTCGAAAAATTGTGGATTGTAACTTGTGTTAACGCTAATACCCTGATCAATATATTTTTGCAGGACTGCCATAATTTTCAAATATCCCTCTGGGCTTTTTTGACTCCATAGCAGTTCATATTTGTTTTTTAGTCGACGATACTCTGGTACAACCTGCTTGAGCACACCATCTTTACTTTGTTTAATAGAAACATAGCTACGAGGTGGTTCAACCCCGTTGGTACTGTTGCTAATTTGCGCACTAGTCTCTGCTGGCATTAGAGCCATCAGTGTACTATTACGAATACCATGCTCGCGTAATTGACTACGTAGACCT